CTTTTTTCAATTTATTATGAAGTAAAAAAATAACATTCAATCCAGTCCAGTAATTTATTAATTAAATCTATTTATAGTTACAGTTAATTATTATATATATATATTATATATTATTATATACTGGAAGGGGGTATGGGGGGAACCATTACAGTTCCCCTCTTACAACCTTCCTTATAAGGTTTCTTGTAATTGCTACTTTCAACCCTCTTTTTTCAAGTTCCTCGTTTACTAGTTTTGCTCTGTTATCCTTTTCGTCATAAGTTCCATCCTTCAACGCTTTGAGCATTTCAACTGCTAACATTGCTGACATTTCCATCAGTTCTTTGTCTGTTTTTTCTTTTAGTTCTACCATTTCAATTTTTAATTTAAGTTAATACTCTAGTTAATTTTGAAGTACTTCGAAGCAAATATACTAGAAAATATCTTAAAAACGAAAAAAATGGCGTTAAATTTTGTTAATTCAAATTTTTTTTGTATATTTGCAGTAGTTTTCAACTTTATGATATATTTATAATAAAATAACAATTAAAAATAATTTAATAACATGAAACAGTTAAAAAAAGAATTCACGAAGAAGGGGGTTAATTTCAAGCAGATTTACAAGGATAAGGGTTTGGTAATCTATGAAACTGAATATCCATCATATGAGGTATTCAAGTTAAAGACACATCTTCCAGACAAATATCATGATGATGTATATGAAATGTACCCTTATGATGAAGCGTTTGGGGTATGGGCTTGGTCTTGTAGTAGTAAGGAAAGTGTAAAAAGAATTATCAAGGAGCATTTCCCAGATAGTGTTGATAAAAAAATATTTTAATTCATTTCTTTTTTTAAAATATTTTTTGTATATTTGCAAAGAGTTATTTAAATAGTTTGTTTTTTGGAGTTGATTTCGTGACCGGTTGAGCCTCTTTTGCCGAACGTTTACTATATAAAACAATTTTCAACCGGTCATTTTTTTAAAAAAAAGTATGAGAAGAACACACATATATATTGAATGGAATGGAGAGAAAAAGAAGGTAAAATCCATCAAGTATGGGAATATGGAATGGAATTTTTTCAAGGATGGAAAAGATATATTATTGAAACAGGTTAGCCCCTAGGGGTGAATTCGATATGTTTTTATTTTATTATTATTATTTAGTATTAAAAATCCCCTTCAAGGATTAACCAAGAAGGGGATTAATTTTATCTATCATATCTTATCCAAGTTCCAGGAGCACATTTATCACATCCTCCATTTTTCTTATTTGGGAAGTAGACATTGAATTTCTTTTCAACCTCAGATGAACCATCAGTAGGAAGATATTTTGAACAATTGCAATCATTCTCTGGTCTCCACAATGGATATAAATCAGAGCAATTGCAAAGATACTTTATCAAAAGTTCTTGATACATTTCAGATTGTTCCTTCATCGTTAAGATGTATTCTCCCAGTTCTCTTTCAGATATTGTTGAAGAGTTTTCTGATTGTTCTCTGGTGATGCCTTTTTCAGTGATGCTATATGTTAATGCCCTCATAGCAAGATATGTTGCCCAGTTGCTTAACACCGGAGCGATTTTAAGTATCAGAGCCTTGTTTGGCTCAGTCAATGTATCAGTATCAACCTGTAATTGAAGTTCTGTCAATAACGCCTTACCTAATATTGGTTCAATATAGTAAGGTTGAGCCAAGTGAAGATAAGGGAATATCTTATCAACTGAGACATTCTTAGATACAGGTGAATAGAGTTTCAACAATTCCTCTGAAATAAGCAGTGTTTCTCCTAGTTTCTTATTGTTCTGTGCCATCTTCTTCTACCTGTTTTTCTTCTTCGTTATTTTGTTCTTCTTCATCAACATTATTTCCTTCCTTTTCAACTGTATCATTATTTGTTGATTCACCTTCGAATTCTTTTCTAAGGTCAAAGTCAATAAGATTGATTTCTCTTTCAAGTCCATTCATTTCTAACAACTTATTGAAGCAATCCACCAAGAACTTTCTTTCATCAGCAATAACTGTCAACTTGTATTGGGTATATGCTGCAATCAACTCATCAGATTTAGATGAGAATCCTGTTGATGTTCCAATACCTGCAAGCACTGGTGATGTTAATCTATTTGCTGACACAATGGCAGTCTTGATGATGTCAACCACTGAATTATAAAGGTCAGCGTTTACACTCTCAATAGCATTTATCTCAGGTACAACACCATTTTCTCCAAATAACAATAAAATATTACCAGCATTTTCGCTTCCGCCAAATGACTTTATAAGATTATCATAAAGTTCTTGTTTCTTTTCTTCTGTTGGTTCAGTTGGGAATCTTAGTGCAAGGTTTGCTGAGAAGTTATTCTTGATATAGTTCAAATAATACTGGGACAATGCACCATCTGCTGCAATATAGTTTGCAGCCGCCATATAGTCAGGTATTGCATAGTAGTAATTATCTGGTTGATAATCTCTAAAATACAATAGATATGATTTTCCTTTTACTGGTGTTTCGCTTCCAAACATTGGTATTTCAACAACATTTTTGTTTTTCTGTGCTCGTGACCAGTCAGTGCATAGATAAGCAGTTTCAATTTGGTTTTTATCGTTATATTGTCCAAGACGAACTTGGTCTACTGGTGTATGATAAAAACTGAATCTATTTCCTGATTTATTTAAAATTGCTTGTACAGCAAAAGCCTTGAAATATACTAGGTCTGTTGCACATTTATCCATCAATTCAAGCCACGTCTCTTGTAGGTTTGGAGTATATATATTTGTTTCAGTTTTCTCCAAGCCTGCTCCCATAATATATGTTTTCTTTGATTCAAGAATTGCTTTTTGTAGAGGTGATGCATTAACCAGGTCGAGAATAAACCTTGGATAGAGGTTGGTTGTGCCAAAGCGAATCCAACCATTCCTAGTTGTTTTCTCGATATATGGTTGATTAATTGAATAATCTCTAAATGTAACTATCTTATTTTCCATTTAAAACTATGTTTATAATAAAGAATGGGGTATTTAAAAAACACCCCATTTATTTATGAGATTGCTTGTATTCTACTAGAATAATCGCTCCAACCACTTGCAGATTTATATGCATTAACTGATGCTGCTGGAACATAAATCTTAAATGTATCATTAGTATGCATAAATACAGCACCACCAAGTGTTGGTGGGGTTGTGGCTTCAATTGTAATATTTGTTAAACCACTACAATTGCTGAAAGCCATATTGCTAATGTTTGTAACTCCACTTTGAATTCTAACATTTGATAAACTATAGCAATCTATGAAAGTTCCTTGTTTTATTTCTGTTACTTTACTAGGTATTGTTATTGATGATAAACTTTGGCAGTTTTGGAAAGCATATGAATCAATATAAGTTATTGTTTCAGGTAAAACAATAGATGTCATAGCAGAACAACTACCAAACACAACTCCATTTAATATTGTGACACAATCTCCTACTGTAGCACTAACAATACTAGTGTTATTACCAAGGTTTGTTTCAATGTTTCTTCTTGTCAATGAACTAGTTGAATCACAATCCAAACTCTTAACAGTTCCATTAATATAATTGGCAGTTATCTTTTTATCTGCACAATTTATTCCTATAATTCTATTGGCATATTTACTCCATTCATCTGCTGATTTATATGCATCAACACTATTGCAAGGAACATATATTTTGAATTCTGCTGGTGGAGTTTCATCAAAATAGAATAAACTAGAATCAGAACCTTGTATTGTAGGGAATATCGGTGGTGTTGTACTAAATAACGTTAGACTTTGTATTGATTTACAGCCTCCCAACAAAGTACCCTTAATTGCAGTTAATGTTGATGGTAAAGTCAATGATAATAGGTTTGTTTCCTCGTTAAAACAACTTATACCAATTACCTCAACACAATCTCCAACAGTAACTGATTTCATTTTACCAACGCCTCTAGGATTAAACACATAAGCAAGTTCATGTGGAATTAATTCTTTGCAAACAGGGTCATCATAATCTTCGTCACAATTACAATCATAATAACCTTCAGTATTTGCTGTTGTCACACCTGAATATTTCTTTCCATCAAAAGATGGAACATATCCACAATCTGTTGACTGAGTTTCAATTAATGAACCTTGTCTTGTCTGCTCAGGTGTTACATTTGTCCAAGTTTGTCCACCATCGTTTGATACCTGGTAATATTCCTTGTAGTACTTGCTTGTGCCTGAGCAAACATAGTCAGATGCAGATGCTTGATACCATCTGTATTGTGGCTCTGGTGTAGGTGGTACATATCCACAATCAACAGAGTTCTCTTCCAACAATGTCATATTATCCCTTGTTGAAGGTGATAACCAATCACACCATGTTGAATTATCATAACTATGTTGTTCTTGATATAATTGATATTTGTTATATCCATCACAAGTATATTGTCCAGTTAATGTAATATATTTATCTTCTGGATATACTGTTACTCTCTTTACTTCACTTCCATTTACCTTAACAGATATTCTGAACCAAGCCATTTTGCTAGTCAAATAGCATACACCACCACTTAATGTAATTGTACCTGTTGATTTATCCAATATCAATCCCCTATTATTTGAAACTGATTCTGATGGATAACTATAATCATAAGTTATTTGTGATGGGTCTCCACTATATGTAATGTGTATTGGCCAGGTATTTCCACTTAAATCTTGTTTTCTATATTCAGCATCACCAACAATTGTTGTATCACCTGTATATCCACAATCTGTCGAAGCAGATTCAATAACGCTACCGGTTCTGTACTCAGCAGGCGTTACATCAGTCCAAGTGATACCATCAGTACTCTGTTGCTTTTTCTCCTTAGAATACTTGGTAACACCAGAGCAAATATAGTCATTTTCACCTGTCATTGTAATCCATCTGTATTGGGTTTCACCACTTGAGCCACAACAACCACTGATTTCTGATATTAAATAGTTAATTTGTTCCTGAAGATTATTGATATTCTGAACAAGTGTTGAATATGTTACATAGTTTTTGTTCAACACCCAATTCTCAGTTGCATAATTGCCAATTGGTTGGAATCTGTTATCTGCCTCAGTTTTGGTATATGCATCAATTGTTCCTCCAGAACCACCTTCAATTATTATATTTCCTTCTCCAATTAGAGAATAACCATTAATGGTCTTTATTGGCTGATGCTCTGTAAGATAGCCCTTATTTTCAACCCATATTTCAGTTGCATAGCCATCAAGTGATGGTACTTCAGGTATATCAGATTTTAATGCATAGTCCCCGGTAGGTTGGTATTTAGCATCCGATTCATCCTTGGTGTAGTAATCATCCAAGACATCCTCTAATTCATCGTCTGTTACATAATCACCCAGCGGCTGATAGAGTGTATCACCTGATTCCTTGGTTAGATAATCACCAATATGTTGGTATGTTGCTTCAGCATCTATGATTTTGAGGTATGGGTTAAGGTCTACATCACCATTGGCTGTTGGAAATATTCTGTTCAATATATCTGTTATTTCTTGAATGTCGTCATATTCTCCATCAATCCCCATTGTCTCATCAATTATATACAATGGAAGTTCCATGCTAGCAAGACAATTTCTATAAAAATAGTCAATGTAAGCGAAGAACTTGATATTGTTATTCCTGATAAGATATGTAAGACCTCCACGTGGGAAAGCGTTTACCTTTTCCCACTCATCATTACCCATATAATTTTCATATAAAAGTACTGAGTCGTCCAGTATTACTATTTTAGATTTCATATTTAATTAAATATTTAATATAAAGATATATTTTTTGAATTTAAATGATATTTATTTATAAAAAGCATTATGGATAGATTAAAAATTTGCTGGATAACATTATGTAAAAATGAAATTGATATTTTACCATTTGTAAGACAATACTGGGAGAGAATTGCAGATAAGGTTGTTGTATATGACAATGGTTCAACTGATGGCAGTATAGAATACCTGTCAAAATTGCCATATGTTGAATTAAAACATTTTGATTCTGATGGACAAAATGACCCAATTCAAAAAATGGTAAAAGAAAGAGCATATTTGGAATATAAGGATAAATATGATATTATCATTATAACTGATATGGATGAAATTTTTTATTTTGACTCTTCTCCATTTGAACAAATGATTAATGAGAATTATAGTTGCCTTGTTACATGCATATATAGTTTATGTGAAGATTCAAAGCCTGAATATGATGAAAACAAACTGCTTCACCAGTTATGTCATAAGTTCTATCTTCAAAAAATGAACCATATGCCTTATATGGAAAAGGTTTCAAAGATTTCAATTTTCAATACTAAGTTGGTTGATAGTATCAATATGTCAGTTGGCCAACATTATGTTTATACAAATCCTAGGGATAAAATGAATATATTACACACAACTGATGGCTTTTGTTTACATGTTGATAAAGGTTTTGGGTTGCAATTCAAGTATAAAATTAGACAGAAGATGAATGATAATTTATCATACACCAATAGGATGGGAGGGATGTGTACAGAATACAGTGATTCTTTTGAAAAATTAAAAAAGGAATATGAACTAAATCAATATCATTCATTTGATATTAATGAACTAATGAAAAAAGGGTAGACGTTAAATCTACCCTTTTTATTTTATATTGGAATTTTTTTTATTCTACTTGCATAAGTACTCCAACCAGGTGCTGATTGATATATACTTACAGTTCCTGGTGGAACATATATTGGACAATCATTTGTATCTTCAAATGCATAATACATAGATGGTGGCGTTAAAGCCTCAACTGTAATACTTGTTAAACCGCTACATCCCGTGAAAGCAAAATAGCCAATATCAGTAACGCTGTTAGGTATCGTGATAGAAGTCAGCCCACTACAGTTTCTAAATGTATTTCCACCAATTGTTGTAGCACCTGAAGGTATGTTTATAGTTGTTAGCCCACTACAATTATAGAAAGCACTACCACCAATACTTGTAACACTATTAGGTATTGTAATACCTGTTAAACTGGTGCAATAATAAAACATACTTGATGGAATCTCTGTTATTTTATTGCTTAATATGACACTAGATAATGAAGTACAATTTTGGAAAGCACTTTCACCAATACTTGTAACATTGTTTGGTATGTCAATGTTTGTTATTTTAAGGCAGTAGTTGAAAGCAAAATTTCCAATACTTGTAACACTATTAGGTATTGTAACAGCACTTATATTGTTAAAAAAATTAAAAGCACTATCACCAATTGAAGTAACACAATTTCCAATTTCAATACTATATGTATTATACTTATTTACACTGGTCATACCTGATTCTAATACACCACCTGTCAAATCTGAGCATTCGACAGACGTTAAAACATTGCCACTCCTATTATATGACACATAAGCAGGAGATTGATAATTAACCAAATCTTGATAACAAACGTCACCATTATAATACATTTTCACGACACCAGATGTACCATGATATATATTGTTTATATCTGAACTACTATATTTCATCTTAAATACCTATTATTTGCTAACTTACATTTTGAACACTCCAACCGCTTGGTATACCATAGTTTCCTGTTGGAATTGAAGCACTTGATTTCTTAACAAATGTTCCACTAGAGGCAACGTCAACAACCCAGGAATTTGTTAATGTTGTCGAGGCAGTTACTTCTGTTGTGAATAACGCTTTTATATAATTTAACTTTGTACAACCATAGAACATATATGAATAACAAGTATCTACCAATGTTGTTGCAGGTAATTCTGGCGCTGTTGTTATTTTTGAACAGCCATAGAACATATGGTCATAGCAACTTGTTGTCAGTGTTGTTGCAGGCAAAGAAGATATTGTTGATGTTAATCCACTACAGTTATAGAACATATATTGATAACAGGTGTTTTTCAATGTTGTTGCAGGTAATGATGGCATATTTGTTAAACTTGTGCATCCTTGGAACATGGCTTTATAGCAACTAACATCCAAAGACGTTGATGGTAAGTAATTACTTGGAACACTTGTTAACGATTTACAATTGTAATACATACTGTTATAGCAACCTTCTTTCATTGATGTTGATGGTAAAGTAGACACTACTGATGTCATGGCTGTACATCCATAGAACATACCATTATAACAATAACTTGCTAATGTTGTTGCAGGTAATATCATTTCAGAAACATCATTTACATAAATGTTGTTATTGAACAACAACTTAAATGCATAACCCTTTCCACTAAGGCTTTTTTGGCCAACAAAATTATCGCCATATAAAAGTGACATTGGGTTTCCTTTAATATTGAACTTTTTATTTGCACTGAATTTTCCTATTCCTCTGGTTGAGTTTGGTGTTAAAGTTCCTTTCCACATTATGCTACTTCCGGCTGAAATGGTTGGTGTATTTGCAGCGTTTGACAATGACTTCCAAGTGCTGCCATTATCAGTTGAATACTGAATTCCACTTTGTCCACTGAAACTAAACGTGGTTGCTGTGAGAGGTGTAAATGTTAAGTATGTATCACCTGTATTACATCTTGTTTCATCCTCTGCATATATAAATCCTGTATATGCTGACATTCCTGCTGTTGCAGCATAACTATCATAACTATCACAAGTTGGAATATATATTTTTTGTATGCCTGTATTTTTAAATGCATCTGCACCAAGTGCTGGTGCTGTTGTTCCTAAGAAGTGTACATTATTCAAAGCAGCGTCTCTAAGGAACAAGTTCGTGGAAGTACCAGTAACCGTTGCAGGTATTGTTGCAGCAGACAATGCTGACATATCAGCAAAACATCCACTTCCCAAATAAGTAACACCATTTGGAACATTAAATGTTTTGATTTGATTACATAGTCTAAAACAAGAGCCTTCAATTCTTTTCAAAGATGTAGGGAAGGTAAACGATGTTAATCCACTACACCCCATAAATGACTGGTTACCAATTGTTGTTATGGCATTGTCAAGCGTTATCGCTGTCATTCCAGAACACCCATAAAATGCATTGGTGTCAATTGTAAATGATGATTGTCCACAAGCATTAACAACTGCTGATGTAATTGCAGATGATGGCTTGCTACCTCCAGATACTTCTGACGCTGTAAGTGCTGAAGTTCCATCACACTCAATTTTATATTCAGTTGAATCATTATAAGTCAAAATTAACTTATATGAAGGTGTCTTTGGATATAACAAAGTATCTCCAAGGTAGATTTTGCAATTATCAGAACCTACCTTGAAAGAACTTATATCTAGATTTCCTATCTTAATTGTATCTGCCATATTAATTTACAATTACATAAAGAGTGTTAGAATCATAGTCTGGACTAAGAGCATCATATGCACTCTGGGTTAGTTTTACAAGTGATAATCCACCAAGTTTATCATTTACTGCCTTTGCTGATGGAACTTGGGCATCTGTTGAACTACTTGTTACTGAAGTGGTAATCGCTGATGTTTCAACCTTTCCAGATATTGATTCATCAATCATTGTCTGAACTTCACCAGAGGTAATACCACCTCCACCACCTCCAAGATGGTCCTGAAGTTTAATATCAGTGCCGCCACTTGTTAAGTATATATCACCATTCTGTCTAATCTCAAATGCATTATGTCTTGCATTATCAGCAGTACCATTACCTACACTGAATAAGGTGTTACCACTGTTGCCAAAACTAGTACTACTATATTGTGAAACATTATAGCGTCCAAACGCTGTTTCATAAGGATTTGATGATTTGTTATAATACCCAAAAAGAACAATATTAGAAATATTTGTATTAGCAGGATAACCACATTTATTACTATTGCCAGCTATAAACATATTATCACCTTTTGTGCTAATATAGTGATTACTACCAAAAAAAGCGTTATAATTGGAATGACTACTACTGCCAAAAGTATCTAATCTATTGTAATAGCCGAACACAACATTTCCAGTTTTTATAGCAGTGCTAGAAAAAGGATATGAACTTGTTGTGTATATACCTTCAGAACTAGCACTTATTGGTAATGTACAGTTGATGGTATCAGCAGTTTCTCCAGTTGTAACTGAGATATTTGTACCAGCAGATATGGCTTTGCCGCCTCCAGTGCCACCAGTTGGTATTGCATCAAACACTGCCTTTGCTGTTGGAATCTGAGAGTCTGTTGATGCTGATGTAACAGAACTTGTAACAGCAGAAGTTTCAACAACACTTAGGTTCATTAAATCATCTGGAGCAGTACTTGTTGTTCCTGTTGTGATAACATATTTATCATTAATCTTTCCAAGCCAATATGCAGTTCCTGATTGTGTGGAGGCAGAATTAAACTTATGGTAGTTAGGATGGAATCTGTCAGTATAGTTTGTGAAAGAATTAATATAATTCTCAGACAAATCACTTAATTTCACGGTATCTGACAAAGAATCATTTACAGCCTTTGCACTAGGAACTTCAGTATCTGTACTACCACTTGTTATTGATGTTGTAACCGCTGATGCCGGAAGTAAATCATAATTCAAAAAATCTGAATCTGTTTTTGTCTTTGCAGCAATTTTTTTACCATTAATTCTTGCAAAATAGCAAAAATCGTCTAGTGTTTCAGACAAAGTTGTTCCACCTTTGTCGTTAAAATACCTATTAATTTTAGGCAAATCATATGTCCTTCCACCTGCTGTTACTGCATCAACTCTCTCTAATCCACCCCAATATCCTCCATTTCTCCAAACCTGTCTATTATTAATAGCAGTAGTGATTGCACTGTTTGCTACTGGATTTGTTGAGCCACTATCAAGAGAAGCATCAACAACAGGAATTGTTGGCTTATCTGTCAAATCATTATAAGAACCACTGAAGTTACTCTTTGCATCCCAGGATGCTGTTTGTGCTGTTGTAACATGGATTGTTGTATCTGCTGTATGAGCAGTCACGGTTCCACTAAGTGAATTTGTAGTGGCAGTTGATGTATAAGCAGTCATTCCACTTGTATCTTGCTTATTACCCAATGCAGTGTTTGTTGATGCTGTATATGCTGTATACACACTATTATCAACCTTCCCACTGGTTGCAGCATCAATTGCATTATTGGTTTGTGCTGTGGTGTAGTAATCAGCAATATTTATTGGAGTTGCATCTGTTATAATATAAAATGTATTGGTATCAACTGCACCACTAGCAACCAAAGCATCATATTGTGCTTGTGTTAATTCAACTGTTCTTGAAGCACTTGAATCCTGTAAAGTGTAACTAGTTCCACTTAATTTTATTTTATCAATAATATTACTCATATATAAATCTAGATTTATTATAAAGAAAAAGGGTGAGAAATATATTCCCACCCTTTAACATATTTAGAGGTAACTTTAATTAAAATCAAAAATCAATGTAGTTGCATCATTACCTGTTCCAACGTGAGCAGTCATCAACTTGACGTTTCCAGAACCAAGAAGTGTTTCGCCTCCAACTGTTTTAATGTTTGTACCACTTACAAGTGTTGCTTGCTTTCCTGCAAGTCCATTATAAACAGCACCACCAGCAACAGCGTTTGTTGAACCACTTACAATTGTTTGGTCAACAGTTCCTTGCTCAATGGTAATGTTACCACTTCCAAGCAATGATTCACCATTAATTGACTTGATATTTGTCTGGTTAACAAGAGTGTCTTGCTTTCCACTCAATGCAGCAGCAGTATCAGCAGTATATGCTGTATAAGCAGTTGTATCAACCTTACCAGACGTTGCAGCGGCAATTGCACTATCTGTTTGTGCTGTGGTGTAGTAATTTGAAGCATCAAAGATTGCTGAAATTGGAATATTAATATCTTGTTTTCCAGCGTCAGTATTAAATGTGATTACAAGACAAGTACCACTACCTGCAACATTCTTAACCTCAACATTATCTACCATACCATCAATAAGGAATGGAGAAGCATCAAATTCATAAACCTTTGTTCCACCAGTTCCACCATTGTAGAACTCCATGTATTTTGACGTTGTATTATACTTAACAGCGTCAGCATATCCACTTACAGATGGAATATCAGTCTTTGCTGCAACCTTTGTGAAATCAACTGTCAAATTTTTGTTGGTTTTATCAAATGTAAGGCCACTGTTTGCAGGTATATGTACTACCTCTACAGAGGTGTCAGAACCATTTTTAGTGTATTTAAAGCCAGCTGAGTTTTGCACAGGGTTTTCAACAATTGCAGTAACAACAGCAGAAGCGTCAGCCTTGCCACTTATAGCACTTTGAACATCACCTGATGTTTGATAACCTGCTTCACCAACAGTTTCTAGAATTGATGCTGAAGCAGCAGTAATAGCAGAAGTAACCTCATTGGTTGTTGCATATCCTTCTAATGAGTGAATAGCACTAGCGTCAACTATATCATAGGTTACACCTGAAAGTCTAATTTTATCTAATGTATTAGCCATAATTATATTAAAATATATTTTAAATTGTTATGTTCTTATCGTTTAAACTCAGGGTTGTGCCACTTACTTTTGAATATTCAGCAAACATTTCATTTGTTTGCATCTTTGTGTAAAAGTTTTCTAGTAAGTTATCAACCTCTGTCTTGGTATATCTGTTTGAAAGAGCCTGACCTTGTTGTCTTATGACCTCTTGTATCTCGTTAATCGCTATTGTAACCGGAGCATTAGCAATTGGGTTTGTAGAGCCGCTATTAAGAACTTGGTCAACCGTGATTTCAGTTCCTCCACTGGATGTATCTTCAAAAATTACCTTTAACGCCATTGGCAATGCAGCAACGTTATAAGGAACACCATTTATAGTTAATGGTATGTCTGCTGACCATACTAGGTTTTTATAAAAATAGTCCTCACGAAGATAAAACTTGATGTTGTTGTTTTTAATCAAATATGAAAGACCACCTTTTCTGAAACCCTGTTCTGAAATGACTCTATTACTACCATCTAACTCCTGGAGTACAAATGAATTAGTAAAAGTTGTTATACATTTCATATTATTCGAATAATTTACTATAAAGAGTATTTGTTAACACTTTTTAGGATATTTCAAAAAATGTGTTAAATCGCCTTAAATATAACAAGAAAAATTGATAACGCCAAATCCTTTAACATTCTTTAACACAAATTATTTCGTTTTCTCAGATTTTTTCTGTATATTTGCATCGTTGAATTGAACAACACATATATACATTATTTATATTATATATGAATTTGGGCTTACAGAATAGCCTTGCTGTCTTGCAATAAATATTCTGGAAATTATTGTTTTACAAATTAAATTTTTTCTAAGATGAAAAAAATCATTTACAACAATGGCAAAGATGTGGAGTTTGCCTACCACACAAGTGAAACCAAGTTTGGTAAAAACAAAGTGTTAAACGACAGAAAACTGTCTCTTACCTATATCAACAGATATGGTATTGATAAGGGAAAACCTGAACATTTTGAGTTCGACCTTGACAGTTACACAGACATGTATGGTAAAATTGAAGACAAGACTCAGTGGTTCTCTCTGTTCGAAAGAATTGGTGGAATCATTCCAGTTGAAAGGGATGAGGCGTTGGAAATTGCCAAAGCATTTGAAAACTTTGAAATCCATCTTCACCTAGAAGATTATGTATCAAACAAAGATTTCGCTGACGAGTTTATGAAACACTATGACGCTAACAATTGGTAATTAACTAGGAGGGGTGTGAAAGCCCCTCCATAAAACAAAATATATGGAAAAACATTTTGATACCCTGTATTGGGTTTTAAAGTTAGGGAAGTTAAGAGGTGCAACCCTAGTGTTTTCAAACACTGAATTTAATGCAGGTTGGAAAAAAATAGAGATTGATGAATTCATCAAAAATGGGTTTGTAACAATTACACCAGATGAAGTCAAACACTTCTATGACTTAGCAAACTATGACAGCATCGATGATGTGCATAAGTTTGTTGCAAGTCAAATACTTGAAGCAGCCGGTAATAAACTGGAAATGAAAGAATATTTAAACAAATTAAAGTAATATGGTTAAATTAACTAGTAAAGAAAGGGTAGGAGTTATTTCCTACCCTTTTTTTAATTTATTATTCTAGCTATTACAACACTCCAACCTGAAGGAATGCCATTAGCGTCTCTTGACCATGATGGATTGGTTGGTGTATTATATTGTTTGAAAGTACCTGTTGATGATACATTAGCCAACCAATTATCAGTACATCCAGATGCACTAATATCTGATATATAACTTGTAACATAGTTTAATGATGTACAGCCACTGAACATATATTCACAAGAACTTCTAACTAATGTTTCAGCAGTTAATACTGGTGATGTTGTAAGACTTGTACAATTCACAAACATGGATGAATAACACCAAGGTCTCAATGTTGTAGCAGGTAATACAGGTGCTGTAGTTAGACTTGAACAACCTTGGAACATATATTGATAACATTGTGATTCTAATGTTGTAGCTGGTAATGCAGGAGCCTCTATCAACGATGAACAATCTCTGAACATACCAAAATAGCAACTATCTGTCAATGTTGTTGCAGGTAATAAAGTGTTCGGAACGGTTGTTAGTCTTGAACAGCCTTTGAACATACCTTGATAGCACTGAACCGCTAATGTTGTAGAAGGTAATAAATTACTAGGTATTATTGTTAAATATGAACAATTTTCGAACATATATGCATAACAGTAACCCGCCAATGTTGTGGCTGGTAGATAATTTGAAGGTATTTCTGTAATACCTAAACAACTACTGAACATACTACTATAACAACTATATGCTATTCTTGTAGCAGGTAAATTTGGTAGAGTGGTTAAACTTCTACACCCACTGAACATGCCAATATAACAACCATCTACCAATGTTGTGGCAGGTAACTCTGGTGTTGATGTTAAACTTCTACAATAATTGAACATGCCACTATAACAGTAATTTGCCAATGTTGTGGCTGGTAGATAATTTGAAGGTACTGATGTTATTGAATAACAACTACTGAACATATGTGCATAACAGTAATTTGCCAATGTTGTACCTGATAATTTTGGTAATGTTGTTAGGTTGGTACAATATTGGAACATATATGCATAACAGTAACTTGCCAATGTTGTTGCAGGCAACGACATATTCTCAGCGTTGACCATTCCAGTACAGCCACTAAATAAGTGACAAAATGCATAATCTTTCCCTGTAAGGTCTGTTTGGCCACTGAAATTATTACCATATAGCAAAGACATTGGGTTTCCCTCTACATCGAAAGTACTACCAGATGATGAAAATCTTCCAATACCGTTATATCCATCTGGAGTTAGACTTGCTCTCCACATTATAGTTTGTCCACTTTGTATTACAGGAGAATAAGTATTGCTTGCAAGACTTGCCCAACTTGAACCACTATTTAGTGAATAATTAACGGTATTTCCACTGAACTTAAACATAGTGTCTCCACTAGGTTTAAAAGTAAGATACTTGTTTTCATTTTCAATTATTGGACAATCACTAGAATATGCTTCATATACATCACCACCCCTTGTTAATGATGGATATTCTTGTGTTGTTGCTGTTGCAACGTGCCAAGACCTTCCACCATTATATGAAACCTCTAGTCTTTGAACATAAAATTTACATCCATTCATAATTTAAACCATTCAACTTAATTATTTTCCATATATACAATTTGCCCAATAATCTCTCCATACTGGTGCTGATTTATAAGCACTTACAGATTGCCTTGGAACATAAATCTTTGTTTTTGTTTCGCCACTCTCAATGTATGGGTCAAACACACTACCACTCAGTGTTGGAGGCGTTGTAGCATCAATTGTGATTGATGTAATGCCACTATAATATGTATACACGAATGCATTAGTTCCAATGCTTGTTATACCACTTCCAATATGTATTGAATTAATAGGCATTGCACCAAACGCCAAATCTCCAATTGTTGAAACACTGTCAGGTATATTCACTGATGTTACACCAGAGCAATTGTAATATGCATAACTACCAATTGATGTTACACCAGATGGAATATTAATTGCATTTAATTTATTGCACCAAGCAAAAGCATAATTGCCAATTTTTGTAACTGAACTTGGTATGCTTGCATATGTTAAATTTCTACATTCCTGGAAAGCATAATCTCCAATTTCCTCAACACAATTTCCAACTTCTATGTTTGTCATTCCTGACTTTGCTCTTGACATATTATTAATCTCATTGATTGATAATTTAACTGAGCCATTGCAAGTAATTGTTTCTGTTGAATTGTTTGTATATTTGGCATATAATTTTCTTCCTGTTATTGGTTGTGTTCCAATAGCCTTTATTCTATCTGCAACCCATTGCCATTGCCCACCAGCGTTTTTATATGCATTCACAGATTGTGCCGGAACATAAATCGGGCATAAGTTCGTGCTATTAAAAGCGCTACTATCAACCAGTGTAGGTGGTGTCACAGCATTAATAGTTATTGCTGTCATTGCACTACAATTATAGAATGCTCCAATATCAATTGTTGTTATTGTAGATGGTATTGTAACTGACGGTAGTTTATGGCAGTTCTCAAATGCAACAGGGCCAATAGTTGTTAATCCTTCAGGTAAAACCAAATCATTTGATAGTTTTTGACAATATTCAAATGCCCACGAACCAATTGTGGTTAATCTTGAATTAGGTGAGAATTCAAGTGTTTCCAAATCGCTACATCTATAAAATGCATAATTTCCAATTGAAGTAACACCACTAGGAACTGTAAATGATAGTAATCCTGATTCTTCAAATGCACTATTTCCAATGCTAATCAATCGTGAGTTTGAACTAAACGTTGCTGACCTTAGATTTTTTGTCTTTTCAAACGCTTGTTGTCCAATCTCATTTAATGAGTCAGGGAAAGCCATTGATGTTAATCCTGAGCAATATGAGAAAGCAACAGTATTTATACTTCTAACGTCTATCGGTAATGTCACATCATTTAATGAATGACAATGCCAAAAGCATCCATCTGGTACTTCTTGCAATTGATTTGACATTGTAACTTTTGTTAATCCTGAAGAACCTAGAAAAGTATTGTTTCCAAGAATTTCTACAGATTGTGGCATATAGAATTCCTTCAAAGCAGGAAGCTGGGAAAACGTTGGGTTAAATGAATTATTTGAACCATATACTGTTCCAATTTCAATCAAAGTATTTGGTAATGTTACACCAGATAAATTAGTAAACCATATAAATGTTCCTTTTAATCTTTTGACACATCCTCCAATTGTCATATGAACAACATCTTCTATATGTTTTCCACCAAGTTTTGTTACATCATTATGATATAATTCATCACTATATAGATTACAATAGCCTGTATATGATGTTCCATCATTGAACGTTGCAATATATCTTTCGTGACACTCATCACATATATAATCCTGACTGATTGGCTTATTAGTCCATCTGTACATTGGTTCAACACCATAGCAATCTGATTCACCAGAATAAGTTCCTGATGGGTCACTTGTTTTAGTTTCAAGGGGAGTGGCATCAACCCACGTTCCCCCTGAATATACTTGCCTTTTTAATAAATTATATTTTGTCCAACTCATTTTTTAACTAGGTTTTTCGCTTATTCCATGTATTCTACTTGCAAATGTTGACCAACCATTTGCTGATTTATAGTCATTTACCAGACTATCCAACACATATATTGGGCAATCGTTTGTATTTTCAAGAGCAGTTGTGTAATTCATACTAGGAACTGAAGTAGAATGTAATGTAATTGATTCTAATCTGGTGCATCCGTTAAATGCATTATCATGCATCAAATTAAAGTTTTTACCAATTTCAACTGTTCTTAAACTTGTACAATAATAAAAACAATTATAACCAATTGTTGTGACCCCATCACCAATTTTTACTGAATATAATGATGTACAATATGCAAATGAATAACCATATTCATCACCAACATTATGAATTCCTCCAATTCTTGTAACACTATCTGGTACATTCAATGTATATAATCCTGTGCCTCTAAATGCATTACCTCTAATTTGTTCCAAACTAGGAGGTAATTTAATTGAATGTAAACTTGTACAATTTTTAAATGCATCATTTGAGATTGTTCTTAAAGAGTCAGTTAACGTTACAGAACTTAATTTTGTAAACCCTGAAAATGCACCATTATTAATCCAATATGTACACTTATCTATTTCACAACTTACAAGTGTTGAGGAATAAGCACTAACCTCTGACCTCTGTATTGAAGCATCAGGAGAAGTGGTAGATGTGGTGTTTGGACAAGCAATTGTAAACTCAGAGCCATCATTTAATACACCTCTTAACTTCAAATCTTCAAGGCAAACGGTATCTCCATAGTTGACCCATCTTTCTCCACAAGAAACAACGTTTATGGAATGTGATGTTGCAGAATATACACCACTTGGCATATATTTATCAACTGCTGTTCCATCAGTTATTGTAAGTCCTGAACTTGTTGCACAAAATAGTAAGTTTTGCCAGTCAATATTGTCAACCAAGAACAAAGAGCCATAATCAACATCAAAATCATAAGATAATGAGAATTTTATTATTGTACCATAATTGCCAACATCATTGCAATCATGCCAATTTCCATCATCCCACCAATCTGTTTGAACATTATATACTTTTCCAAAAGAGCCTCTTACAGATGTGCCATCTGTAAGCCCAACTGTTGTTGTAGCCATATCGCCTGAAAGACTCCTAAGAAAATTAGCAGAACCTCTATATTCATCCATGTTAAGGTAATAATATTTACAGTCCGTCCGACCTGAATATTCAATATGTATATGCTTATAATATCCTTCGTCACTTACATCAGTTACACATTTAAAATACTTTTGGTAAGTATCATATGTTGTGTCATATGTTAAATTCTCCAACATATATTCTGGAGGCATCATACTTCCACATATTTCATCCTCATAAACCCATACCACTCTAAAGGTTTCACAATTTGTTTCCTCACAGTTTTCATCCTCAACATTTATAACCCTTATTGAACCATATCCAGAAGATGATGGGTTAATATCCTCTTGTGTCACATCAGCAGTTCCATCATATATATAAAAGCCTGATTCAGGGTCAACATCATAGTGGCAAACCCTTGAAATCTCACTCCATATTGGATATAAGTGCTCAATACATTCCTCCCTCTCACCTTCAACATATCTTAGTTCGCCATAGTTAGGAAGATTGGCATTTCTCTGCTTTTGTTCAATTATTGCAACACCTGTATATATACCTTCAGGAGTCTGTTGGCATTCAAAATTGCCTGTATCAATCCAAACTTCTCCTTCACTTGAAGCATAACAATGGTCATCTGGTACTGTGGTTGAAGAATATTGGTTTGTATCACTATCATAATAAGTATCAATTCTGTTTCCAGTATATCCACTTGTTGTGATTTCACATTCACTTGTTATAAGTTGCCAATTTCCTCCACCTATCGGACAGTGCTCATTGTCCAATACCCTTTCAGTCCAAACTTCTCCATATGTTTCAGAGTTTGGATTATCATCAATATATTGTGTTATTTTATATCCAGTATTTGCCATTACTCAACCTCACACCATTCGCCAATGACCCTCACGTGTGCTGAAGTGTCATTTCCAATTATTATTAATTCAATTGTCTTAACCTCACTGCCATTAACCAAAGTAACTGTAATTGTCTGTTGATTGTTTGATGTTGGTATTCCTGATACAGTGAATGAACCATCATCATTAATTGTTACAGAACCTTGTGATGATGTGGCTGTATAATCACCACAGAGCACCGGTGTTAATGTTACATTGGTCGTTCCATTTGGATAGGTATAAGAACTACCAATTGATATTCTATCGTTCCTCACTGTAAGATTAGCAGTTTGTCTGGTAATCCTATTTCTAAACGTTAAAACCTCACTTCCACAATATTCTGTTCCATAGAGATAAACGGTTTGGTCATTTACACCTCCACCAGTCCTTGAAATGCTAACATATGATGGATATGTAACCAACTCCCACTCATTTGAAGATGTAACGCTTATTGTTGCTGCTGTAGTTGTTGAATTAAGTGTTACTGTTGTTGGATTCACTGTGATTGAACCTGTAATCTCACAAAGACTGGTGTCGAACATTCTGACTGACTTTCCTTCAACAAAGTCATTGTTACTATATGTACCAATGATATGATAGCCTCCATCAGCCACACCAGACAATTTATAAGCATCTTGAGGCTTTAATGAGTACTGACATAGTTTGTTATCTTCATCAAGTGCTTGTCCAGCAGCGTTTACCTTTACAACATACTTTGCAACAGCCCATCCATTGCTACATACAACCTCACCAGCTGCAAACAATGGCTCAAATGTTGGTTCAAATACCTTGTTCTTGAGGTCAAAGTTTGTTTTATCAGCCTCCATCATAGGGTAGGTTGTTTCGCCCTCAAATGTAAGAGTAAATGCATTGTCATCTGTTGATATTGTAAGGTCATCATCAAGTGAAAGACCTTCCTTCCATCCAATTAATTTGTAATTCTCATTTCCAATAACCTTGAAAGCAACCAGATATTTTCCATGAACCGCTTGCTGAAGCAATTCTTCAACCTCATATCTGACTGTTGCAAGCGTTGCTGTCAACTTCTGTGAATATGAATGGTCATTATATTCCTCAGTGTAATTAACTGACGTTGCATCAACTCGATAATAAGGTTGTGATGTGATGATTGTATCAACAAATAGTGAAGTGTCTGGTCTTGAATCACCACTGAACACCAAACCCTTCACATCTTCAATATTGAAAATATAAATACCATCTTGAATGCCAACATTAACATCGGTCAATAAGCATCCACTTTCACCACTACCTAGTGATATATCTCTATTTAATTTACAATTTATCATTTTAAATATGATTTATTATAAAGATATAAAAAAAGGATGACCAATAAAGCCATCCTTTTAATATTAGTGTTTTCAAAAATTATTCATTTGGAAACAATGTGCTTACAACTGACCAATCCCTAACCTTCAATGGAGCATCCAGCTGAACACCTTCAAATACAGCGTTAACTAATGAAGAATCAGTTTCTGCACTACCACTAGTGTAGTTGAAAGTTGTTGCTGCAAGACCAGTATCCTTTCCAAACACATAGACGTTTCCATCCTTTGTCATAACGAAGGCTACAAGGTGAGCAAGTGACCAGTTCTTGTACTGCTCAAGCATATTGCAATCCAATTTTGCAAAATTCAAGGTTACTCTGTGAGTAAAGTTCTTCTTATCACGAGAATCACCAACATTCAATTCAACTTCTGCAAGACCAGTTCCATCCAAGAAATCAACCTCATATACTTTTCCACTATTTAAAAGAGTAATGGTGTCAATATAGCAATCACCACTTGACTGAGTATAAGAAGATATTGGGTCTGTATCTGAGAAATTAGCAAATGCAAGTTTTAAAATTCCACCAATACTGGTTTCACAAGTTGCACTTACACCGGCTGATATTTTACAATTTAACATGATATATATCTTATTTAAATTCTTATATTATTTTAAAAAATGAGGGTATGTTTCAACCCTCATTGTATATAGGTTTACTGATAAAGTACAACTTCGTCACCAAAGATATAACCTGCATTAGCACGATAAGCGCCCTTAATGTAAAGCATTGACTCATCCTTCAAATCATTGCCAAACTGTGCTCTTATTTCCTGGGTATCAGAAAGTAAGTCAGTTACAAATACTAGGTTATCCTTAGAAGCAGCAATCATTGTATTTGCTGGTAAGCCAACAACAACGATTTCCACGCCCATGTAGAAAATCTTACCACCTTCAATGGCGAAAGAAGGAAGAATTACCTGATAATTTGTAGGAACTGTTGAAAGAGCCTGACGAAGGTATCTCATAATGTCCATTGTAACAAAAATCTTAACAGGAGCCTTCTCTGGGTCAAACTCACCATCGTTAAGAACAACGTTTGGAATTGCATCATAAACCTTCTGAATCTCACCAAGAACGTTTGTAGCATCAACTGTCTGACCTGTTACCTTGATGGTGTTTGCATCAGCAGCAGCCTTATCAACGATACCATCCTGAACACCTGCTACAGCGTTACCACTTCCACCCCATATAATTCTCTCAAGGTCATTTGCAAGTGAATTCTGCAAGTGGAACATTACAGCACTCTCAAGACTCTCATTGCCATCAGTGTTTGAAGGCCATTGGTCTTTTGTAGCACCAATCTGACGATACTGCATCTCACTCCAGATAGAGTCGAGTTGCTCCATACACTGCTCTTCATTAATCTTGAAATTCTTTACCTGGAAAGTTGCCTCATTAAGAGCAATTCTCTGTGTTGGATTCCATGCACAATCTCTAGCATCTACCTGTGAAATTGTGTTATTTGCCATTACAAGTTTGTGAATCTTCACATCCTTGGTAACGTTAGGAATTACACGAATATAATCGTTTGCCAAAGTGTGTGCCTTTCTCAATGACTTGTAAAACCATTCACCGTTATTTTTAACGGTATAACTAATCTGGTTGTTTATTAAATTAGCCATAATATTATGATTATTTTATTCTTATATTATTTTATTTTTCAATAAAGAGAAAAAAAATTGATTTTTTTAAACTCTTCTTCCAAAGCCTCTGAATGATGATAAGTTAGCGATTCTATCGTTGATTGAATCTTCAGGTGCTTCTCCATTCTTTACAACATTTCCAACAGGCATTGCTGAAGGTGTTTCATCTGCAAGTTTTGTAAGTTTCTCTTCAACCTCAACCTTTGTTGAAATCAAACTCTCAATGTAGTTGATAACTTCAACTGGTAACAAGTACTCAGTTCCACCAATTGAATAAGGAATAGCATTAATCATAGGTTTCTCTTCCTCATCTTCATCCTTCTTTGGCTCTTCCTCTTCTAATTTGTCATCCTTTTTATCCTCTTCTCCTGAATCTTCACCATCTTCTTTAGAATCCTCTCCAGCATCTTCACTTGGAGTTTCATCAGCCTTTGGTTCAGATTCTCCAGCATCTTCTCCATCATCTTTTTCATCTTCCTTTTCCTCTTCTTTAAATCCTTCTGCAATTGGTGCTTCAACTTGCTCGTCCTCACCTTCTGATATTGCAACTGTGCCAATAAACTTTCCATTGGCATCAACTTGGAATACATTACCATCAGCAAGACGATACTCACCTTCAGCAATTAATTCGCCATTTTCGTCACGAACAAAACCTTCGCCATCAACCTCGAAATAATGCTCATCATCAAGATAATATTTTAAAGAAACCTCACCTGAGTTGGTCTCATCCTTTGCTGCTTCACTAGCAACGCCATCAGCCTCTTGAGATACTTCATTCAAGAATGCCACAAACTTTTGAAATAAACTAAGTGTATCTTTCATCTTTGAATATGTTATTTGCAACGCTTGGTTGCTGTTTATTTTATTAAAGAATGCCTCCAGTGAAATACCTCTAAGGTTTCCTTCTTTAATCTCTTTCCAAATCTGACGATTATTGACCTTTGCTTTCATCATCATTGTACCAGCAGGCAAATTCTCAAAACCATACTTTGTAAATGCATCGTCATTCGCCTCATCCTCAATTATCCAAAGACGCTGTAAGTAAACGCCATCAAGTGCTCTATCTTCCATAGGTGCTTCCATATCAGAATGCATATATGTGAAGTTATTCCAATCACCTGATAGCATATATCTCTCATACATCTTCTTAATGCATTCAGCAGAAGCCCTCATATAATATGGAATGCCATCTGCTTCCCTGTATATCAATTGATTTGGTATAATAACTGGTGAAACAACCTCTCTCTTCTCCTGACTTGAAAAATAGACCTTTGGAGTTTCATCTTTGAAATAATGCATTTCAACTTGAATTGCTGGATTGTCAACAAATGATAAACCAAATAATCCAAGTGCCTCATCCTCAATATCTATATTAAAAATTGGAATTTGTAATTGTTTCATAAGATTTAATTTCTTATAAAGAGGAAATAAATGAAAAAATAAATGAGCAACCTTGTTTGATTGCTCATTTATTCATTAGTGTGTTGTTTTTCCAGCAAGACTTCTTACATGTACCAATCTATCTTCAGCCCTCCATATATCCTTAACTGAAACAACTGGTTGCATATTAATTCCATCAATTGCATTTATCAATCTATTTGTATTTGCATTGGTTCTCAAGTTTTCATCAGCCCTGTCAAAGTTCAATTGACCGCCATCAGCATACTTCCTAATCTTCTTGTCAGCAAGTGTGTGTTTTCCACCATTTCCTGCTGCATTGATTGCATCTAGTAAACCTCTATAGCGTTCAGTAGAGCGTTTATTTATAATTGCCTCTCCACCTTCTACTTCAATATTACCCAGTCTAATTCCACCTTGAGCATGTGATGGGCCTTCTAACAAACCACCTTCAGCATATTTAACTGGTTTGATTGCTCCAATCTGCTTTGCAATTAATGCAACTTGAACTGCACCAAGTGCTGCCATTACACCTGCAAAGACTGCTCCAAGTGGCCATCCCCATTGTGCAAGAGCCTTTGATGCACCTTGAGCTGTGTTTGCAATTGCCATAACCATCTGATAGCCAAGTTCCATCTTTCTTGCTTGAGCCTCTTGTTTTGCTTGCTTGTTCTTTAATGCTTTTTCTTCTTGTGCAAGTTTCTGTTCCTCTGCTAGACGTTGAGCATAAAGCAATTGTTCATCTGCAAGTTGCTGTTTTGTAACCTCGATGTTGGTATTTGAAGAATCCTTTAAAGAATCATTTAACTCTTTAATTTTTTCAGCAGACTCGTCAACCTTATCCAGTGCCTTGTCGTGAAGTTTTTCAACCTCTGCAAGTTTCTGTTCAGTTTCCTCAATTGCAAAATCCATATACATTGAGAAGGTGTCCATTGCTGGAGCAAGAACCATTTCATCAAGTTCTGTGAAAAGGTTTGCAAGATTATCAACTATTGAGTATTCTTTACCACTTGCATCAGTTTCGCCTTTACCATACCAAAGTTGTTTCTTTGGCTTTGGAGCATCAGGATTATTATCTCCATTATAATCGTTTTCTCCTGAAGTTGGTGTTGCAGCCCTTTTATTTACCTCATCCTGAAGTTGTTTAAGTTTCTTTAAGGCTTCAATCTTTTCTTGAACAGCATCCTTATACTTTTGTGAATCCTCTCCATACAACTGAATCATTTTCTTGATATACTCATTCCAATGGTCTTCAGTGAATTGGATTTCCTTGTTTATTTTCTCTGCTGCATCAACCCATAATTGTTTAACCTTTTCTAACTTTTTCTCGGTTTCCTTTGTATTAATCAAACCAGAGAATCTGTATCTTACAGGTTCAACATCTACATTTATCTCTTTTAGATAATCCAATAAGTTATTATAGATGTTACTTGCATTTTTTACAACTGCTTGACCTGTATTTTTAGCACCTTCTGCAATTTTCTTATAAAGTTCTTCGTGAGCAACTCTAATGTCATTTGTATATTTTCTGGCAATAGCAGTACATGACATTTGAAATGCCTCAAAGTTCTTTTGGAAAGTCTCTAGTTCAGTTTCGTTGCCAAAGGTCTGTTCAAAATCTTCTTTGATTTGTTGAAGCCCATATGAAATATAACCGCCATTTTTAATAACCTCATCTACATCTTCAACGCTTTTAATTATCTTTTTAACGTTTTCATCAAGACTATTAAACAAATCTTCAGCAGCCTTTCTGGTTTCTCCACCATATATCTCCTTTTGAAGTCTTTCAACTTTTGCAAGTGCTTCTACCAGTTCAAGTAATGGGCCTTCTGAATATTTTTCAACTTCAAGGCCTGCTTGCCTAAGTTCTTCCTTTATATCTTCTTGGAAATCCTTATAATATGCATCATACATATTTTTTGTTGCATCAGCATTTGCCTTTTGTCTTTCCTTTTCCTTCTTTGCTTCCTCTTCTGTTGCCTTTGCTGCTTGTTTTGCCGCTTCCTTGGCTGCTTTTGTTCTGTCTGCTGCACCTTTCTTGGTTGCTGCTGTCTTTGCATCTTCCACCTGTTGATGGAATGCTGCCTCTTCCTCAAGAACCTTATTATACTCTTTTGAACCCTCCTTGTACATCTTCTTTCTATTCTCAAACATCTTCTTGTTTGCTTCGATGTACTCTTTTCTATATGTACCATCAGCATTCTTCTGCTTGGTAATCATGTTCTTGTGGTGGGTGAGCATTTCATCATCAGTTGCAGCCTGCTTTCTTGCCATTTCTTCAAGACCCTCATTAACCTGATTGGTAAATCCTTCCTTGAATGCATCACCAAGACCTGTGAACTGATTTTTAATACCATCTATTGCCGCTTGTGCCGCTCCAGCAAAATCACCAGCCAAAACCTTTTTAATGACCTCTGCCAACGTCTTTATTGGGTTGGTTAGCCAATGAACTATTGCTTTTCCAAGACCAATAACAGCACCTTTGAGGACATTCATTAAACCACCCATTTTCTTGAGTGCTGGGAATGTTTTATCAAACCATCCAACCAAATCCTCCCAATGAAGCACAAGTTCTGTGATAAGACCAATCACTAACATCAATGGAATTGCCTTTAATGCTAGTGAGAGGCTTTTTGTTGTTAATGTAAGAGCCTTTTGTGTCTTTGAAAGTCCTTCTGATGCTATTGTTGCCTTAATTGAAGCCAATTGGTTTGTAACAAGTTCTGCACCAGTGACTTTTAAAGCCTTTGAAAGCAAATCACTTGTTGCTGTACAGCCTTTTAATGTATTTTGAAGCGTCTGGAGTGACTGAATGATGGACATTGCACCCATTAACGTCTGCATTGCCTTTTCAGCCTTCTCAGTTTCCAAGCCAAACGCTGACATTGCACCCTTATATAATTGGAATGCTGCTGTGGCAGACTTTGCAAGGTTAATCACATCATCAAGTGTCTTGGCATCACTTGCAAAACGCTTTATTGCACTATTTGCATCATTAATTTTGTCCTTTAAATTACCGGCTTCCTTTGCAAGAGCCTTCCATTGTGCTGAATTCTGCTCAAGACCAACCATCTGACCCTTTATTTCCTTAAGGGCTTGATTCATTTCCCTCAATGATTGTGTTCCAGTCTTTTGTTCCTTTGCATTTGCTGACGTTGCATCTTTTACCTTTTTTTGAAGATTATAATAATCATTCATGGCATCAGATGTGCTCTTGTATTCCTTGGAATTCTTACCAAGAGCATCATTTAATGACTGGGTATCTTTAACAGATTCCTTTATACCATTGATTTTAAGGGTATATTCTTTTGTGTGTTCTGCCATTTTAATATTATTTTAGATAAAGATTGTTAAATTGATAGTAATTTTAAGGTTGCTTGCTCTGTCATTCCAACATCGTGACCTTCAATTCCCAATACCTTGAATAATCCATCGTTGAATTTAACCAATGTATTGCTCTTAATCTTGTAATAAATGTCATTTGGCAATGTTACTGGTATATCAACCTCATACTGATAACCCTTTTTAATTCTGAAGAATATATCAGTGATGGTTTTATCATATTTTGTCGATAATTCATTGTCATAATCAAGCCTAAATGTCATCATATCACCCAATGAACTCTTATATTGCAAATAATTCTTGCAGAATATTAATGGTGTCTTTAATTCAGGTATTGTTGAGTCATTTTTATAACCTGACACATTGAAATAATTATATAACTTGGTATTTGGGTCTTTATCAAGATAAATCAACCTAGGTGTTTTATCAGTTGCATAATCTGTATCAGATATTGATAAATATGTGTTCTCCCACATCTTTGCATCACCAACAATTGGTGTTTCCTTTGTTCCACCTGTATATGCAGCATCACCATTAACAAATGTGATGTCCTTTAACCAAGTATATGACCAATTGGATTTAACCTTATACTCTTTCTGTGATGTATCAGCCTCATTCTTGAATTCAACAGAACCAGTATATCCACTTTCATCCCTCTTTGTCTTATCAGCCCTTGTTGTGTTGCCATGAACATAACCTTCTTCATCGGTTGAGATTGACCATTCCAATTTTGTTGAAACACTATCCAAGCGTCTGAATTCAGCATCCTTTACATTTGCCCATTCATCAATATTAATGATATTTCCATAGGTTTCATTTTCATTGGCGAGGGTATCAATTGAATAAGTGGTTGAATTTACTCTGGTAAGTCTCAAATTAAAGGTGTTTAAGAAGTTTTCGATATAATCGTTCACCTTTGTATCTCCAAGCCACTGGTTAACGTTTGTCTTTCTTGGGGTTATAATATCATTAAATGATGGAACAGGGCTATTTGCAGTCGGAACCCACTTTTCATCAGTTGATACAATACCCATTTCAAAATTAATATTGCAACTTGTCCAAATTACACCTGCCTTATAATAATGCTTCCAATCACAAGTCTCAAGCCATCCACATTCATCAGCATAATCATTAAATGGAATAACAAGTTCTGGTGAAATCATATCACCCTCTTCAAGCCATACAACAGTATTAATTGTCCAACTACCACTTGTTTTATTTGATGTTGAAGCATATGAAGAATCAAGTCCTGGATATGATATTGCTTGATAGTTTGTGGTGGTGTCCCATGTTCCTCCAGATGTTGTGGTGTTAGGGGTAAACTTGTTATATCCTTCGAAGTTTGAATAACTATCAGCCCTTACCAATACTTGTGCTGTAGATTTTCCATAATCATGTCTGTATTCATCTGAATCGCTCTTAATACCCCAAACCTTATACAATCTCATAAAATTATGCTCAACGCCACCATCATCAGTGTAACTTTCCTTTGTCGCTTTTGCAGGGTTTGGTAAACATGTTAATGCCAATTCTGTTGAACGTCTATCTTCAAGGTTATCATCAGAATATATTTCACTAACATATGGACAACCAAATCTTGCTCCACAAATAAACTCTGATGTATCAAAACCTGAATAATCTCTTACAATGGCTGTCTTTCCATTCTTTGCAAACTTATTTCTAGCATCATCATAAGAAATATCAAGAGCCTGCCAACCATCAAGAAAAGCAAATATTCCTCCATTTGTTGAAATCAATTCAAGATTTTCCTTTGATAAATTGGTCGGAACCATTGGTGTTGCACAGTTATATGAATAGTACTGGACATTGCTCATTGGTCTATCTGTCTTTTTTATTTGGAATTCAAAGACATTCTGAGAATGGTCAACCCTATCACTATCATTATAACAACCATTCACATCTATTCTACCATTCTGACTCCATTCTCCAGAATTAATTGGATATGACATATTTCCAGTGCATTTAATTCTGTACCAACCTGTCTTTGGAACAATCAAACTCCTGGCATTTGAGTTAACACCCTTTGCCAACATATTATAATCATCCTTAATCTCGTTGATAACACTGTTTTCAGATACCAATAAGGCATCAGTACCAACAGCCATTGATGGGTCATCAAACAATTGTGTAATCAACGCTGTTGAAGATGTATTATCATTTTTTCTTAAACTATATGTAAGATTGAAATTAACATAATATGGCGTGTTCTTGCTATCGTGATAACTCTTCCAATCTGTTGGGAATGTCTGATATAATTCTGTGAACTTCTCAATTCCAAATACATTTCCCTGTAGTTTATATCCTTCTGTCTCAAATGCATCCTTTAAAACTGATAATACATTATAAGCAGGGAATATATTATCAACTGAGAAGGTATTTCCACTTGCTGCAAGGTCTTGGGTTGTTATATTATATGTTGAACCAGTATTATTGTATGGCAAACGATATAATACATATGGGAATGCAATATGCTTATCAGCATTTGATGTATTCCTAATCAGTCCATTGTTGATATTCTTGATGTCATCCCAAGATGATATGAACATATTATGCTCCTTGATGTCCTTTAATTTCTTATCACCAAGAACATCCTTTAACTTTGCTCTCGCTGGAACATAAAGGTTTCCTGAGTAATATTCACCATCAATCTCTGACAATATGAACTTTCCTTTCAATATGCACACATCATCACTATTCAATATGGCATTATAGACCTTTCCAAACTTATTTGCCACATCGAACACGTCAACAAATCCCAGTGCTTCCCTATTTGCCTTTGTAACTGGGAGTTCTATTTCAAATGAATATTCAGATTCCTCAATAATATGCTCTGTGGAATTATCAAAGTCCTTCTCCAATTGGATTTCAAATTCCTCATCAATATCAACGAGTTTTCCTTCAATATATAATTGTATCATACTTTAACTCTTTTTAACGTTAAACTTTGTTAAATGGATATGTTATTATCGCCATCTTGATACTTCAATGAAACTTCAAATGTGTTCTCCCTATCACTTATCTCAATATCCATATCAGTTATAACAATCCTTTCATACCTGATGCCATTCTCATTGACAAATAAAAAGGCATACTTGCTCTTTGATAACTCATTTAACCACCTAGCAGTTTCCTCACCAATAATTGTGGTATTTAATGTGTGCTCAACCTTGTTCTTCTTCTGAGAAACCATTTCCAATTCCTTTATCGTCTGCCAAGGTCTTACAGGATTCCTGAAATATGTGGTTTGGTCATCAATCTTTGTCTCATATACCCTTTCACCCAGGAAGTTGAAACTATCAATACCTCCCAATTCATTAACAAAGAATATCTCGTTGTTCTGATTGCACTTTGCTTCAACATTATACCTTATGGCATTGGTAATCTGTGTTCCACCTTCATTTGCAAACACCTCCACATAACCAACCTGCTTGTTTGTTGTAGCTTCAACACCTGCAATATCCAATTCAAAATAAAAATCCTTTCTGTATGGATGTGTCTCAGTGTATAATACAACAGTATCAGTATCAAGATATTTTCCTGATACAGTGTAATATCTCTTAATCAAACCAATTCCACCCTTGCTTGTCAATACTGATAAACCACACTTTTCACCATAGTTGTAACTCCTTGTAAATCTGTTTGTTAGGAAATTAACAACTTGGCCTGATGTTGTGTAGTTATAATCACCTAGGTTGGTATCATCAAACTTTGTAAGTGTTGTTGGGAACACATACACACTAGAGTTTGAAACTGACTCAGGCACAATGACATTATTATCAACCCTATATGCAAGCAACTTCACTTGGAATGGGTCTTTAAATGATAGGTGTTCATAAGGTGAGGTAACATTAAATGAAACCTCATCACCATATGTATATTTCTCAAGTGTTATCTGGTTATCACTTGTATTCTCCAATAACACGAACTTATTTGGTTCTTTTGGGGTGTATGATGAAAATGTTCCACCAACATTTATATATCCACCAGCGGTTATACTATATTTGGTTGAACTGTCCACATATGCCTTGATGACAATTCCAACGTTTGGAATGTCTTGAATAAGGGTAACATCATAGAATATTTGGTTCTTCCTTATGCATTCCAATAATGAGAATGTTGTTGCTGTTTTATCGTCAGGTATTGTCTTGAATGAAGCATCAGTTATTGTCTGTGATGGAGAATATTGTAATACCTTATTATATCCATCATCATCAAGAGCATCCTTAATGGTTATTTGACCAACAGGATTTTGACCGGCAACAATATAGAATGTAACAAATGGTCTTTCATATGAATTGTTTTGAAAGACAATGAAGTTATCCTTTGAACTTCCCAGTAAGAAAGATGATAATTCAATTTTAGCCATTATTAATATCTTTTAAAATAAAGAAAGGTGGAACTTTCGCCCCACCTTATTTTTCATCAAACCATTCATCAATATTCGCTGTTGCAGCGTCAACAATCTGCTTGCTCCAATCATCCCAATACTCATCAGTTAAATCAAATAATATTTCATCATTGTTTGGCTGTGTCCATAAACCATCTGGTATCTCAAATATTGGCCTTGGCTTTATTCCCTCTTCAATAATACTCTTCCATATGAAATATATCGTTGTGTTGTCAGCAGGAATGCCTCTGCTTTCAGCCCATTTAACCAACACTCCATCACCTTTTTCACCCCAAGCCAATCTCCAAGGAAATGGTTTATTTGGTTCTCTTCCACCTTGAATATAATCAATGTAACCATTAACCAAAATGGTTATTAAACCATCATCATCATTCTTGACCTCCATTTCTTCATATAATTTGGAATCACCCAGTGATGATGAAGGATATTTGTCATTAATTGCATTCCTCATCAGCGTTTGAGATAGCATCTTGCATTCTTCAGCAATGCCACGAACAATCTCCTGAATATTACTTAAAACATCAATCTGCATGCTCTTCTAACTTTACCCACTTGTAATGACCAGCGTGTATCGCTTTATTATTAATTACTGTTGATATATTACTACAATTTATTCCTGTTCTTTCTCCAGCCTCTTTAACAGAATTAAATGTAGCCACATAATCACCTTGCATTGTTAATTGTACTATTGGAATTAATCTCTTTCCAATATGTGATTTACTCATTTTCTCCTTTGTTTCAGATGAATGTTTCATCCCATAAAAAGGATGATTTATACCTGATTTATGTAAATGATTATGCTCGCCTTTTTCTTTTAACTCCAAATTGTTTATTGAATTATTCATCTTGTTTTTGTCAATATGATGAACATCATAACCATCAGGTATTTCACCATTAATACATTCCCAAATAAATCTATGAAACTTTACTGCATATTGTAAGCCATCATCACCAGTTAAAGTAGTATATATATACCCTTTAGGGTGTTTATTACCAATAAACTTATTTGTTAAATAACTGAAAATAGTACCATTTTCAACATCAATCTCATAATTGCTAAAATTAAACTTTCTCATATCCTTTTTTATAAAAGATATAATTTTAAAGTTTAATGTCAATGGTCTTAGATTCGAATTCGTGGTAATTTATAATCAAACGTTACACAACCAGCAGCATTCTCAGAATCAACATCAGCCAATAACTTTCCAAGGTCAAACTCCTTATCAGGGTCAAAATGCTCATCAAGGTCACAAAGTTGAATGTCATTATCAACAAGCAAGTTCAATGTGCATCTAACACCTGATGAATCATCATCATTCCAATGCCTCAATGTTAAGAATGAGAAATCCTTCACCTCAACACCATTCCTTGTATTAAAATCCCTATTTAACTCCCTTAACTTTGCAACAAAGTGAAGAGCAATCTGATGACATACATTCTGACATTCCTCTTCTGTAAGTTGTCTTGTGTTTAAGTTATTAAATGCCTGTGGCAAACAAGTAATATCAAAATTCACTTGCACTGGTATCTTTCCCTGCAATGGCTCTGCTGCTCTAATATATATTGGGTCTTCAAGAAATACTTGAGGATATAATTGCTCACCAGTGCCCTTTGCCTTTGATACCCTGTTATAAACAAAACTCCTTACAAGTTTATGCTCCTTTGATAATTGATAAAATGTATCAATAATTTTTTTTATAATCATATCTTTATTACATTTACAAATTCTTTAGTGTACTTTGTATCATAATCCTTCTTTGCTTGCAATCCAATCGCCAACGACATAATCCTGTCATCGTGAGAACCTGCCATCGCTTCAAATTGCATCTTCCTTGATTTTGAAAACTTGCAAAGAAATGTTCCAAACTGAGAATATAACTCCTTATCTTCCTCGTTGAAAAACACACCATTCTGAGCAATCTTTAATGCAAGGTTTGATATAATTTCTTCCTTGGTTGCATTGGTGGTTAACCATTCCTTCAATTTGTTTGTGTTTCCCACAAGTTTCTTAATCTCGTTATACATCGGTGCTCCCAGTCCATTCACCTCGATATATGCCATTTGAAGATTACTGGATGAATTAATGATATTTGCAATCTGCTGATATTTCATATCAAGACTGCCTTTCACCTTTATCTGCTCCACCTGGTTTAATTCATTTATCTTGGTAACAATCGTTTCATCTTGACCATTGCCACTTAAGTCAACACCAATCCAAGTCTTCTCATAACCATACTTGTATTTCCTAAATTGCTTTTCAAATCCTTCAAAGAAAGTTAATGCTGAATCCAGGAATACACATTCATACTCTTGCTTAAATATTTTCTCTGGGGTTCCCTCCTTCATATCGTTGATGTAATCCTCACTTGCAAGAGAATCATCATATATGGTTCGCTTCATATAAGCATAACCTTCCTTTCCCTCCAACGCCTTGTTATAAAACTGATAGAAAAAACCTCGCTTACCAGCAGGCGTTGAAATCATTATAATCTTCTTACACCTCGCCTTGGTGATTGGTTGAATAACATTATACCAAATATCTTCACCATTGCTTAATACATCAGGGAAATAACTCGCCTCATCAATTATCAATATTCCAGAAACAGTGTTTCCACGAATGGCAGTTGGTGATTCACCAGAGAAGAATTGTAAAACACTTCCATAAATGCTCTCAATCCTTAATTTCTGACCATTCTTTCTCTTAATCAAACCAGTTGGCTCAAGATATTTAATTAATTCCTCATATACCTTTTCACCATGCTTATATGATGGAGTAATGTAGGCTGAAAACTTATCAGGATTGCATAAGGCTTCAATACAAGCAATTTCAGCAAATACCGATTTGCCTGACTGTCTCGACCATACCAATATCATATACTTGATATTTGGGTCATGCAATAATTTATAAGCCTGCTTTTGACCTTCTGTTTTTTTAATCTTAAACTCAACCTTCATCGTCATCACTAAATCCAAAGTTAACAACAACCTTTCCCTCGTCACTTCCATTAATCTGAATGGCTGTTGTTGGTTTCTTATCAACACCTAGGAATATCTTTGCCATTGAATCCAATATGCCCTTTGCATTGTAAATATCACCCTTTTTAACAGCTTCCTCCAATAATGCTTCATACCTTCCATAGAACATATCCCTGAGTTTGTCAGCCTCAATGTCAGTGTCAACAGCAAACCTATCCAATGCAGCATTATAATAGTTTGCTGCCGTTCTTGCTGCAAGGGGTCTCTCCATCCCCTCATATGCTCCCTTGGTAATCTTATCAATGACAACAGACCTTGAAACACCATTGGCAATATCACAATACACAAGTTCAACAAGAGCATCAGCCTTGTTGTAACTGTCAGTCAATGTTGGAACTCCACCATTCTTCATTGGCGGATTCTTCTTTGCCTTTCTATCCATCTTTGACCTTTTGCCATGTGATTTTGCTAGCATTATTTCCTTTTCATTTTATTTTGCTTAAGGTCATACTCAAGTTGAGCCTGTTCAGCATTATTTTTCGCTTGAATATATTGAAGGTATGAGAAACAATCCTGCACAGATTCTCCCAATACCTTCTCCATATTTAGATAATTGTCATTTGCAATAACTGCAACAATATGAAACCAATTGAAGTTCCTTATGAAGTTTTGATATGTTGGACAAGTTGGTTTGCTTCCTCCTGAACCTTCGAAAAGTCCTCTGAAAGTTTCTTGGAAAGCACTTTTTTTTTAAAAAATGTATATATGAATGGCAATCCATCTTCCGCTGACATATTCTCAATCTTTGGAATTAAATCCTGATACTTTCCATCATATTCAAACTTTCCTTCCTTTCCAACAGGCAATAATAAACAAGCAAGCAATTCAATAAATTGATTCTCATTCTCTTGCTTCATTATCATGTCAGCATCAATATATTGCCTTAATGACATTTCATTTGGCTCAGGCATAAAATATTTCTTGCCATCAATATTAATATAAAATATCTTGGAATCAAGAAAACCACCAATCTCATATATGAATTGAACCTTCTCCTTTATCGTTTCATATATTGAAAATGGTAAGTTTCCAGCAAAATCATCATCCTCTCCCAATATCCTTGAGATAATGATGCTTTCATTCCTTAATGTGATAATTGCCCTTTCAGCATCATCCATCTTGTCATTTGTATCTTGCAATTTATAAAACAAACGACAATATAATTTCATATTAATATCCCTCCAACCTTCAGGAAGTTGATATTCCTTATCATTTATCGCTATCTTCTGCATCTTTCTTCGCCTTCTTTGCTGCTCTTGCTTTCTCCAATCTCTCCTTAACGCTCATCTTCTGATTTTCCTCTGGTGCATCGACCTCTTTTATTGCTTCAGCCTGCTCCTGATAAGATAAGTCCTTAACCTCTTCAACAACAGCGTCAAGGTCAATCCCCCGGTTCTGCAAGGTTAATCTTCCATAATAGGCATAATTCTGAATGCCATTAAAAAACTTTGTTGCTTGACAAGGTTTGCAACCCTGTGCTCTCTCTTTTGTTCCCTTTATGTCATTATACATTTCAACCAATCTCTCAATTGGGAATGAACGCTGATTGCTTCCAATCTCTTTTAAGTATCTTTCAGCCTTTAAAACCTTTTCAGCAGTGTAACCATTCACACTAGATACTGAAATGTTATTTCCATTTTTATCCTTTATCAACATAATTATTTATATTTATTATAAAGATTATTCGCTTCGCTCATATACAATTCATTACATGAACGGATTATCTTTCATTTGAATACCATATCATAAATGCCAATACACTCGCTGTAATGCCTCCCCATAATAAAAACATTGGCGTCCAGACATATGATAATATGATATTTTGAATTAGGTTTGTCCAGAACGTTGTGCATTTGGTACACACAAATGGGAATATATTCAATGCATCAACCTGATTTAACCTGAACTTGGGATTATGAACCAATATATAACCCAATATCAAACTCTCAAACATTAAAAACAATAATACAATAAATTGCCATATGCTTGGAATTAAAAACATTAAATCAATCATCACCCTTTAATATTTCCTTCTTCTTATTTTGAATCTCATCATTCTCCCTGATATACTTCTTAACCTTCTGTATCGTGACAGTTATATACTTCAAATCAATGTCAGTTAATTCACTCAATTTCTTATATGATATTCCATTCTTATTTGACTTCAGTATAAAGTATATCAGGAATATGTCAATTTCCACCGGTAAGAACACATTTGACAGCCTTTCTTCAATGAAGGTTAATAATTCCCTAACCTTGTTATATTTGCTGTCCTGTGCCAATACATCATCGTCTTGAAACAACAATTCCTTATATATTGCCAAGTCCTCTTGTTTCTCCCTTTTCTCAAGACCATTGAAGATATTATCAAAGAAATCTCTGTTCTCCAGTTGTTGACGCTTCCTTTTCTTGTTTTGTTCAGATATATACTGTCGTTTTGCTGCCATGAAGAACATATTCTTGAAATCCTTGATATATACCTGTTTATTTAGAATATACTCACCAATCCTACATATTGTATCTGCTGTGACATCATCAAATATATCAGGGTCAAATGTAATGTTTTTCTTTAATGCCTTTTGAAGCATCTTTTCATTTTTAATTATAAATTCAAAAAAATCATCCTTGTGTTTTTCCCAATCCATTGTAATATTCAATTTGTTTTCTAGCAATATCCTCATTCATGTTTCCCAATATATTGCCCAATACATTTCCATTATCATCAAAGAACATGGTGTTTGGTATTCCATGAATGTTATATCTTAATTTTTCTCCAGGGTTTTTATCAATATCAACATACTCATGGTTGATATTATATTCCGTCATTAAACTCTCAAATACAGGCTTCCATCTTCTGCATGAGCCACACTTTTCGTTTCCAAATAATTTAACTATCATAATTATAAATATCACAATGTTTTAAAAAATATAAGTTTTATTAAAAAAAAATGGAGAGTTGTTCACCTCAACCCTCCAGTGCATTATCAGTCCATAACAAGGTAGCGAATCAAGTGCCCGGCACCAATAATGTATATATTGAATTAACGAAGATGTAATATCTGATTATTTGGTTTTCCATTGTTTCTAGGTAAACTTACATGAATCCAACTATAATTATACTCATCAATTAATTGACCAACCTTTATTTTTCCCTGTGATATTAACTTATATATAAAATTAAATAACTTCTTATTCCTGTCTTTCCCACCAATGGTAATGTCTGCTGCCTCTCCTAGTGTATGTTGACTGTTTTTAACGCCTCCTACAGCCTTATTTACCTGTTCACTTCTATATGCACTATTAACTATAATTGGACTCTTCCAGGCGTCTCTAATTGGTTGTAGTATTTCAATTGCTAACTTTCTTAGTTTCTCCTTTTCTTGTTCACTAGGTGTATTATCTAATCCCAATCTCTTTGCTGTTGTTGAATTAATTAATTCATCATAACTAAAGTTCTTTGTAAATTGCTCCATTAATCTTCATCCTTTTCAATTGTTATTCCATCTACATTGCTCATCCACATTATTCTTCCATAATTCACTCCATTCCTTTCAAAGTGATAACCATCCGGTGCAACATATTGATTCACATATGGATTCTTGTATTGATATAATTTATTAACCATCTTCGTCAATATTTTCAATATGTAATTCACCGGTATCAATTCCATTTCTTAACCTTTCCCTTTCAATTGCCATTCTTTCCACTTTATCAATGTGTCTGTTGATGTCATGTTTTAATTGTATTGATTCGCTTTTAAAATATGCTGCAATACCAAATACACTAGCAGCATAAACCAAACCTTGACCTAAAATAAAAAGAATACTTTCGTGAACTTCTCCTACTGGAGGAACAATAAAACCACAAATTGATAATGTCCATCCAATCACAAACGCTGCTATGGCTGATATAATACTGATTTTTTCTTTTATATTCAGGTCACTCCATTTATTTTTCATTTTCTCCTGTTTTTCAATAAAGAGGATTTTTGAAATAAAATTAATATAACGATAACCATAAATAGCACCAAATAAATTATAAAAATTATAATTAATTGATACTCAAATATTTATAAAATTATCAAGTAAGTTCACAATGAAAGTATTTAATTGTTTTTATATATTTGACCGGGTGTTTATAAGTGCTTGATTATGAATAATTAACATAAAATATTTGGAGATTTGACTTACTAGTCCTATCTTTGTGGACGATAAAAATAAGTAGCACCATAAATGGTTATAGAATTATGAAAGTTCAAATTGCAAGAATTAGGTTGTATTTAAAAACAGGTAAGAAATTATCTGATGGTAGTTCGCCAATTATGTTAATGTGTTCATTTAATAATCAGAGGAAGGAAATATCTACTGGTTATTCATGTGTTTTAAAGTATTGGGATAAGCGTTCAGAATGTATCAAGCCATCGTTTGGTTCTAATGCACATATAATAAACAAGCATTTAAGGGAGTTAAAGGAATCCATTATATCTAAGAGGGACAGGTATATTGCCAATGGTGATATATACACGCCTCAGATATTATTGGCGAAGGATGAAGACAAGAGTATTATGCCAAATGATTTTAGTTTATTGATTGACAGGTATATTGATGAGAAGTGTTTGGAGTTTAAGACTGTTGAGAAGTGGAACATTGTTAGAAGGAGTGTATTAAAGTTTGTTGGTAGGGATTTGCTTATCCCAATACTT